TATTTCCACTTGAGAGATCACCAAACAATATATCAGCTATTGATAAATAGTTTGCTGTAGTTGCTGTAGGTAATTCTAAACTGTGACCGATCACGATATTAGTTCCACCTGTCGTGGTTAAAGTTCCGCTATTATTTCCGATCCAGATTGAATCTGAAAAAGTATTGTTTGCAACGCCATATCCCGACCTATACCCAACGGCTATATTGTTGCTTCCGGCTTTTACTCTCCCGCCAGCGTATCCACCCACGTTAGTGTTATAAGCCCCCGTACTGTTTCCCGAACCAGCTCCGAATCCTATACCTGTATTATGCCCCGATCCCGTTGATTGAGTATACAAGGCACCTTGACCAAATGCTGTGTTATTTATAGAGGTGGTTACGTTATAAAGACTGCTGTTTCCAACGGCTGTATTGTTTGATGAGGTAACTTTTCTCATCGAACCATAACCGATTGCAGTATTTTGAGCTCCTGAAACATTTAAAATTAATGCGTGCCACCCGATTCCTACATTATTATTTGCGGATAGATCATCAACCGCTCCAGCATCCTCACCGATATAAACTGAGTTGCCAGCGTTCATTCCTAAATTCATTCGACCAGCTTGATCTAATTCTAAAAGTGCAACCCCGTCTGTCATGTCCGCGGTAATTACATCACCAATTGATAAATAGTTATTTGTAGTTGCAGTTGGAACGTCGATGCTATCACCAATTAAAATATTATCTGATGCTGTCGTGGCAGTTGCAGCTGTATTGCTTCCTAAAAATATGTTTCTATTATAGGCAAGGTAATGAGCTACAGAATTTGAACCAGCATTATATCCTAAGCATACATTATATTGCCCAGCTCTTTGATAAGTCATTACCTGACTTCCAACGGCAGTATTATATGACCCTGTGGTGTCGCCCGCACATGCACTAAATCCTAGCAAAGTATTTTCAGACCCCGTACTTATTGATGCGCCTACAAAAGAACCCATCCCTGTATTTCGAACAGCATTGCCTGAAAGATAAAAAGCACTTTTCCCCACGGCTGTATTTGACCCACCTATGGTAAGCAGCAAGGCTTGATGTCCTACGGCTGTATTTTGAGTAGCCGTTGTAGATGTTTTTAAAGCGGTATATCCCAATGAAGTATTTGAGTTTGCCGACATATCATCATTTAGTCCAGCTTCAAAACCTACGTGAGTTGACTGACCTGCGGCTGCATCACCACTAATATTTATTCGACTAGCACTGTCAATCGTAACGACTGAATCTTTTACCGTATCTCCGCCAACTCCGTCCCATAAAGCAATTGCGTTATCTGTAGAACTTACAGGCCCATTAAATCCGGGCGCGGGTGTTTGCCAAGTTGCAGTTGAATCACTTGTAGCGATTAAACTTTGACCCGTTGTTGGTGCGGTTGCGCTTGAAACATTTACGGTTGTTGTTGCAGATTTCAAAGCATCTGTAGAACCTGAGTTACCTGATACAGTTGTCTGATCTCCAGTATTAGATCCTGATAGAGCTAGGCCTGAGTCCTTAATTAGTTTACCTGTAGTCCCATCAAAGAGAGCTACGTTATCATCTACTGCTACTACTGGTCCGTCTACTGCTGCACCACCATAAGTATTCACAGCTCCCGTATCATCTACTGTGGCTATCGTCTTAGTAGTTGAGTCAACATACATAGCTGTCTTGCCACTCTCAGGAGTAGCTGGTGTAGTATCATTCTTAATTATTATCTTAGTCATAGTCTATTCCTATATTATTCATCTATTAGAAAATATTCAAAAGATCCGTCAGCCTCAGTATTATTATCTGACACGTCTTGAACTGTTAATTTAAAGTCTGTACCAGCTTCGAGGACTAATCCTCCTACAAATGACTGGTCAACATTGGCTCCAGTTTGAATACCAAAAACCTCTCTTGCGTTCCAAGAACCACCTTTCTCTCTACTAAAGAGAATTATATTTCCTGATCCTGCGCCACCACTAGCTCTTACAATAGATGCTCGTACATCTTTAATAATTGCAGTTTTACCTCTTGGTACTGTATCGAGAGCCATCTCACTACGTCCAACGGTATCCATAAGTGCAAAGATATTAGCTGTGGTCGTTTCTTGTCTGACTGTTATTTCACCAGCATTTACATCTAGTGATCCCGAGTGAATAACTCTAACTCTTGAACATCTAAAATAGTTACCTGTAGCAATAACTCCTGTAGTACCATTCATGACTACATACGCTGGAGTCTGCTCATCATCGTTAACATCTAGTAGACTTTCTAATCTGATAACTGCTGCACCTGTACTTGTGGACTTCACTACTCTATAGGTATCACCTGAAGCATTGGTATGTACTATCCCAGCTCCATCATTCATCCTAAAAACTGTTAGCTGTGTTTCGCTATCTATGACAGTAACAAATCCGTGATAACCTTGACTGTCGTTTAGAACTACATCACCTACGGCAATACTATCAGTTACAAATGTAGCTCCTGTATCTACCAAGGTCGTGGCGCTTCCACCTGTAGCTGTACCTGATGAAGCTACAGAGCCAGCATCATTAGCACTTGCTGAGAATACTTCAATGTTTTCATTTGCTATGGCATTAAAACCTGTATAAGTTCCACCTCCATGAATAATATCCTCTGGAGATGAACCAGTATCAATGTCATGATTATGTCCAAAATGATTTCGTATCGCATATCCGGTATATAATCCCCTTGCTACTTCAGTCCCAAAAGCTGCGACTAAAGCTGCTCCAGCTTCGTTAACCTGAGCAGATACATAACTTCCACTTGGGTCTTGACCAATGTTCACTGATTGCATTAACCCTGCTTGAGAGAAAGCAGTAGGCTGATCTTTTAAAGGAAATACGGAAAGCTTATCACTTGAGCCGTAAGAGGCTTTAAGTTCCAGGGAGACTTCGTTAACCACACCGCCTGTATTGTTGACCACCTTAAATCTCATATACCTTTGCCTAACGGCCGTGTTAGCTAGTGAGAAGGAGGCATCTCTAATAGTGGAAGTACTTAAAGGAGTTTGAGCAACATCAGCTCTTGAGTATGTTTCAAAGGTTAGACCTATAGTGTCTGACTTTTCTGTGAATTGTAGTTTATCCACACTCCCCATATCAATCCAGCCTGAATCAATCTCGGCCCCATTGGCCAATGTAGCCTGATAATCTGAGTAAATTATCTCACTAGGTATCACCATCTCTCTAAGTAATGTCATAATCCGTCCCATTATAGAAGAGAGACATACTCTCTAAGTCTCTTAATGTTGGAGAAGCTGTACCTTGTACTGTGATATTCAAAGTATTATCTGCTCCACTTCTATTAGTTATAGTTATGTGATCTCCAAGTACAGGAGTATCAAAGCTTGTAGTTATACCTGAAGCTGTTTGCCTTATCAGCTCATAGACTCCAATGTTTATACTTTCACTTGTACTAGTATCAATAGATCTGCTTGGTATTGTAAAATCCAGGAGTACTAACTCTCCATCTACATCTAGTATTCCATCTACTGTAATGCCTTCATAAACTAGCATCTGCTGATTTTCTGGTATGTTTAATGTCTTAGTAGATGTTACGTAGTTGTATGAGAAGTTATCTACTTCCTTAGATACTAGATCCAGCTTACCAGTGAAAAAGTTAAGCTTGACTCCCATCTAGGACCACTCAGCACTAGTGAACTCAGTATCTTGAGCTACGGTGTAGATCGTAGTTATGGTGTTATATAGTGTGGCCTTGGAGCTTGACTCATAATAGTTATAAGTCACTGTCATATTAGAGTTAGTATAGATAGCTTCAACGAACTTAGCTTTAACGTCTAGTGTAGTACCACCAATGATAACAGTATCAAGAGCTGTCTTGTTAGTATTAGAGTCATGACTACCCGTGACTTCACTACGGGAGTTACCAGCTAAGGTCTCATTGATTTCTATTTTATCACTCATTACATAAAATCTTGGACTGGATTGCCCAGATCGTCAATCTCTTTAAGTAGTTGAGTCTTCTCACCTTCTAACTTAGCTACTTGCTTAGTTAGATTCTCATTAAGAAGCACCACGTTATCAATAGACTTCTTGAGCTCATCCTTACCAAAGAGTACAGAGTTCTCCCAGTCTTCCATAATAGCTAGGATCTCACCTTGCTTATATGTCCAGGCTTGTTGAGCTGTAGGAAGTACAGGACATTTAGCTACCCAGTCATAGAATGAGACTGTAGTAGGATTCTCTTTATAGTCAGCATTTTCTACGACCTCTAGTGTCATACCGTTAGCATCTACTAGCTTTCTCTTGTTTTCTGGATTGTCTATGTTAGTTGGTTTCATTCATTGTCTCCATTTGTATTCACCCCACACATCAAACGACTTCATAAGTTTAGGTGAGGCTAGGTTTAGATTCTGGTCTAGTATTACTAAAGAGAATAGCTCTATATTCTGGATAATAAAGAAGTAGGGAAGTATTATCAATCTCTTTATATATTTCATTCTGTTATTTCCTTTGTGATATTAGGTCTAGATATATTTCCTTGGCCAAGGGATCTAGGGCTAGAGCTTGGTGTAGGAAGTCATAATCCCTTGTGATCTCATCTAGTCGATTATTTAGTTTCCTATTAGATTGTGACCAGTTTAAGAGAGATTCATTAGCTACTTCGGTATTGTTATCTGCGATCCTTACAGCTCTACCATATTCAGCTTTAAAGTACAAAGCCATCATAATAGCTATACAAGCTACAAAGACAGCTAATAGGGCTATCATCACATTATAGTATTGCAACATTGTTTCACTTTCCATCTGTTATTTCCTTTGTGACTATCTCACCTTCAATTATATCTTTACTATGTGAATCATCTACTAAACCTTCAAGCGATACATTGTGAGTCACTTCAGTTTTATTGTGATTGGACCACTTAAACCTAGCTGCCATATTAAATGCCCAGACTTGACCTTGAAAAGGATTATCTTTCCCACCCATGAACATTCCCTTAAGCCCTGCTTCTTCCCACCATAGCTGGCACTTATCGAAAGCTATATCTTTAGCTTTAGAAAATTCAGGATAGGCCTTAACCCAGTCATACAGTGTAGTTCTACCCACTGAGACCTTCCCACCAAATGACTCAAAGCTAAGCCCTGTGCTCATGTGCTCTATAAGTTTCTTGCAATATTCTGGCTTATACTTTGGTGGTTTCAATGCTGCTCCATGCTAGTGTACGGTTATTACGCTTAAGTTACGCATTACTCAATCTCAAGGTAAAAGTGATTTCCCTTTTTATCAG